GGTTGAAGATGCGCATGCCTCGAAACAAGGTGACATTCAACAACTATGTTAACGATGCTATTGGGTTTCGGATGGAGCCGGAGCAAGTCCTGTTTTACTCGGTCAACTGCTTTGGCACTGCTGACGCTATCTCCTTTGACAAGGGCCTGCTTCGCATCCACGATCTGAAGACTGGCGTTCACCCCGCCAAGATTGATCAGCTCATGATCTACGCGGCACTCTTCTGCCTCGAGTATGATGAGCGTCCTGGGGCTATCAACTATGAGCTCCGCATCTACCAGAATGACGATATTCAGGTAGCAAACCCGGAGGGCGACGATATCGCCCCTATTATGGACACCATCATCCAATTCGACAAGCTTATCGAGAAGATCAAGGAAGAGGAGGCCTAATGGATCTCGCTCACTATGGTGTTAAGCGTAAGTCTGGACGTTACCCCTGGGGTTCCGGTAAGGACCCGCATCAGCACTCGGGCGACCTCCTCTCCACCATCAAGGATCTCAAGGCAAAGGGTCTCTCCGAGACTGAGATCGCCAAGGGCCTTGGAATGACCACCACCCAGCTTCGAGCCCAGAAGTCCATTGCCAAGAACGAGAAGCGTAAGGCTGACGTTGCAATGGTGGCCAGGCTCAAGGAAAAGGGAATGTCCAACACGGCTATCGGCCGTCGAATGGGCATCAACGAGTCCTCCGTTCGAGCACTTTTAGACCCCACCCTCAAAGAAAGGGCAGGGAGTACTGAAGCTCTAGCCAAGGAGCTCAAGAAGCAGGTTGGAAAGGATGGTCTTCTTGACGTCGGTCTCGGCGTTGAGGTCAATATGGGTGTCACAAGCACCAAGATGAAGACCGCCACCGCCATGCTTGAGGCTGAGGGCTATCACGTCCACAAGGTGAAGGTCCAGCAGCAGACAACTGGTAAGTTCACCGAAATGAAGGTCCTGGTGCCTCCAGGCATGGACTATAAGACGGTTCTGGCCAAGCGGGGCAAAATTAAGGCCCCCGGGGTCAATATTGAGGACCGGGGTCATACGGTATACGGTATCGAGAAGCCCACTGCAGTTTCCAGCAAGCGACTGAAGGTTCGCTATGGAAATGAGGGTGGTACCGATATGGACGGTGTAATTGAGGTTCGACGTGGAGTCAAAGACCTCTCCCTCGGTTCTTCCAACTACGCTCAGGTTCGAATCAGTGTTGACGGCACGCACTACCTCAAGGGTATGGCGATGTACTCGGATGACATTCCCAAGGGATATGATCTCCGATTCAACACTAACAAGAACCCCACCGGAAACAAACTGGACGCCCTTAAGAAGCAGACAGGTGACCCGGCGAACCCATTCGGTTCAGTAATCCGCAAGCAGCTTCACTACACTGACTCGAATGGTCGGAAGAAGCTCTCTGCGATGAACATCGTTAACGACGAAGGTACTTGGGGTGATTGGTCTAAGACCTTGAGCTCCCAGTTCCTTTCGAAGCAGCCCGTATCTCTTGCTAAGCAGCAGCTTCAGAAGGTACGAGACAAGCGCCGGGCAGAGTTCGAAGAGATTATGGCTCTTACGAATCCCTCGGTCAAGAAGAAGCTGCTTCAGTCGTTTGCCGACTCTGTTGACTCCGATGCCGTTGATCTTAAGGCGGCAGCTCTACCTCGGCAGGCCAGTCAGGTAATCCTTCCTGTTCCTAAAATGAAGACCACGGAGGTTTACGCCCCCAACTTCAAACATGGGGAGAAGGTTGTTCTTGTTCGTCACCCTCACGGTGGACGATTCGAGATCCCTGAGCTGACAGTCAACAACAAAAACCCCCATGCCAGAAAAGCAATAGGGACCAAGGTTAAGGATGCAATCGGAATCCACCCCAAGGTGGCGGAGCGTCTGTCTGGTGCAGACTTCGACGGAGACTCTGTTCTCTGTATTCCGAACAACAGCGGAAAGGTGAAGACCTCTCCCGCTCTGAAGGGCCTGAAGGATTTCGATCCCAAGGTTATGTATCCTGCCTACCCCGGAATGACACCCATGACTTCTAAGCAGAAGCAGATGAAGATGGGTGAGGTCTCAAACCTGATCACTGATATGACTATCGGTGGTGCAAACCAGGCTGAGATTGCCCGGGCCGTTAGGCACTCCATGGTTGTGATTGATGCCGAGAAGCACAAGCTCAACTACAAGCAGTCCGAGATCGACAACGGTATTGCCGCCCTCAAGAAGAAGTACCAGGGTAAGGCAAATGCTGGGGCTTCCACTCTCATTAGCCGTGCCTCATCTGAGAAACGGATTCCTGAGAGAAAAGCCCGGTCCGCTTCAAAGGGTGGGCCCATCGACAAGAAGACTGGACGCAAGGTCTATGAAGAGACTGGGGCTACTTATGTGGACAAGCATGGTAAGACTGTGCTTCGTACTGATAAGTCCACTAAGTTGGCAGAGACCCATGATGCATACTCCCTTGTTTCTAAGAACGGGAGTGCTATCGAAACGGTGTATGCCAATCACTCTAACGAACTGAAGGCTATGGCTAATGAAGCCCGTAAGGCTACGCTTGCTATCCCCTCTGTTCGAAAGAACCCCCAGGCTGCAAAGACCTATGCCCCTGAAGTTAAGTCCCTCAAGGCCAAAGTAAACGAGGCCCTCCGGAATAAACCCCGAGAACGCCAGGCACAGGTCCTGGCTGACGCGGTAATCAGGGCGAAGAAGCAAGCTGATCCAACTCTTGCCAATGATAAAGAGCGTCTCCAGAAAGCCCGGCGCCAGGCTTTAGCCGAGGCCCGTCAAAGAACGGGGGCTGGTAAGAAGCCTTTCGCTATCACTCCTCGAGAGTGGCAGGCTATCCAGGAAGGTGCTGTATCACAGGCTGCACTGAACAAGGTTCTTGAACTTGCTGATGAATCAGTAGTAAGGGAACTGGCTACGCCTAGGTCGCAGCCTAAGGTATCGTCTAGCATGGTGTCCAGAGCCAAGGCTATGAGTAGTAGAGGTAAGACTGCTGCTGAGATTGCTGAAGCTTTGGGAATCTCTACAACTTCTGTACACCGTGCTCTTGAGGAGGGCTGACCACACCATGGTATACACCCTCTCACAGGGCCTCTCTGAGGAGGTCTACTATGGCTAGGATGCTGTCCACAGTGGACAATCCTTACGATCCAAGAACTTCATGGGACGAATGGTTTGCTTTTGACACTGCCCACGGCTACGGTACCTGTGGCCTCCTGGCCAGGCTGTGCACATCAAGCGATTCGTTAAGTGAAGAACTTGAAATCGAAGAAATTGAAAATGCAATTGATCGAATCCTGAATCTTGATGGAACAAATTTCTATCAAACTTTCGAGATTGATGATTGAAAAATAAAAATTTCTTCGTCGACCCGGGGGAGGGGGGTCTCGCATTTAGGCCCCCCACCCTCATCGCCGCCCCCTCCATATTTTCCCCGGAGGGATATTTGGAAAGCCAATTGGGGACTAGGTTCTAGGGCCCACAGGAAGTTTCTCGTGTGCTCCTTTCTTCCTGCTGGTCTCGCTCACAACGGGCCCTAGAATCTAGCCCTCAATTGGCCCCAAACGCCCTCTATCTAAGGAGCAACTATGGGTAAAAGGGCCGCAACACCCTCTAAACCCGCTCGAACTGTGGAACAACGAGAGGCGCAGATGATCAATCTCGCGCTTGAGCTCGCTGAGAAGCAGCTTCGAGAGGGTACAGCACCGGCAACCACGGTGAACCACTACCTCAAGCTCGCCTCCACAAGAGAACAGCTGGAGGTAGAGAAGCTGAGGAATGAAACAGCACTCCTCGAGGCGAAGAAGACGGCGCTAGTCAGCGCTGAGCAAGCCGAGAAGATTGCCAAAGAAGCCATCGAAGCCTTCCGTACATACTCTGGAGCGGGAGATGTTACGAACGTATACTGAACTGGCGCGCCTCGAGACCTTTGAGGAGCGGTTTGACTACCTGGCTCTCACCGGGCAAGTCGGTACAGCCACGTTTGGCTTCGATCGTTACCTGAACCAACGATTCTACACTTCGACGGAGTGGAAGAAGGTCAGGAACTTTGTTCTGGCTCGGGATGAAGCCTGTGACCTCGGGATCGAGGGACTTGACATCAGATACATGCCGCTAATCCACCACATGAATCCGATTCAGCCCAGAGATCTCGAGGAATTCAATCCAGACATCCTCGAGCCAGAGTTTCTCATCACCACAACCAAGAATACCCACAACGCGATACACTTCGGAGACCGATCGAGGTTGACACCACGAGTTGTTGAGCGTCGACCGAATGATCAAGCTCCCTGGAGGATCTAATGGGAACGATTCTTGAAGATACCAAGAAGGCTATCGGCATCATGCCGGGTTATGACGTCTTCGACGACCAGATCCTCATGCACATCAACACTGCACGGATGGATCTCGCACAATTGGGGCCAAAATGTGACGTCCCGATTGAGAAAGATACCGCTTGGACAGTCTTCGATCAGATCGACGACGAAGCGGCCATCAAGTCTTACATTGCCATGAAGGTTAAGCTGTTCTTCGACCCACCGGGGAACTCCTTCTTGGTCTCAGCCTATCAGAAGCTGATCGAGGAGGCAGCATGGCGACTGATCTATCAGACCGAGGGGAAGCAGAGGTAGAAGACCTCATCCACCACGGCGTAAAAGGCCAGAAATGGGGCGTCATCCGCAAGAAGGCTAGTGCTGGTCGGAAGGCCACCATTAAGGCTATCCAGAAGAGCGGGCGATTCACCGCCAACGCCACCAAGACGACCATCAAGACCGCCCGAACTGGGGCAGCTAAGGTTCAGAAGGCTAAACAGGCTCATGATGCCCGAGTTTCCGGAAAGATCCAGGCGAAGAAAGAAGCCAAGGCCCGAAAGAAGTTCGCAAACCGCGGCTACAAGAAGATCAGCGACACCGAGCTCCAGTCTCGAATTAAGCGGCTGGAGCAAGAGAAACGCTATCGGGAGCTCAAGGCCGATCGCCACCTGGTTCGAGGTCGTGAAGTCACTCGATCGATCCTCGAGAACTCTCTGACCAAGGCTGGGACGTACGCAGCGACTAAAGCTATGAAGACGGCCTTCGATAAGTCGTTCGATCCCGGGAAGACTGGTAAGTCGGCCGGAGAGACGCTTAAGAAGGCGGCCGAGAAGGCTAAGGAAGCTGCAGAGGCTGCGTCGGTTGTCGCCGAAGAGGCACACAAGACTTATAGCTCTACTGGTGGCCCCAATCGCAAGAAGCTCCCGCAGGCTTCTAAGCCTAAGCAGATCGAGAAGCCGAAGTCGTACAAGCAGACTAAGCCCTCCCCCAAGAAGAAGCGCTACCCGCGCAACCCTGGGAGCACAACTAAGTAATGCTCTCGAACACCGCAGTACCAAAATACTACGGGCAGTTTCGAGACGCAGTCGTCCGAGGCGAGATTCCGGTATGTGAAGAAATCTCATGCGAGATGAATCGCATCGATGCTCTCATCGCAAACCCGGAATACTACTACGATGACAAGGCTGTAGAGGGCTTTATCGCTTACTGCGAGAACGAGCTCACGCTGTCCGACGGAGCCGACCTCCATTTGCTCGACAGCTTCAAGCTCTGGGCCGAACAGCTCCTTGGCTGGTACTACTTCGAGGATCGCCAGGTCTTCGTCCCATATGAGGATGGAGTCGGCGGTCGATACGAGACTAAGACAGTAAAGAAGCGCCTAACGATCAAGCAGTATCTGATCGTTGCTCGAGGAGCAGCGAAGTCGATGTATATGTCACTCATCCAGAACTACTTCATGGTGATTGACACTACAACGACGCATCAGATCGCTACGGCTCCGACCATGAAGCAGGCTGAAGAGGTGATGGGTCCATTCCGGACCGCAATCACCCGAGCCAGAGGTCCGCTGTACAAGTTCCTGACTGAGGGATCCATTCAAAATACAACTGGCGCGAGGGCTAACCGCCAGAAGTTGGTTGCTACGAAGAAAGGTGTGGAGAACTTCCTCACCGGATCCCTTCTTGAGGTACGCCCCATGTCCATCGACAAGCTTCAGGGTCTTCGACCCAAGGTTTGTACGGTGGATGAGTGGTTATCCGGCGACATCCGTGAGGACGTTGTCGGTGCTCTCGAACAGGGCGCCTCGAAGATCGATGATCCAGTAATCCTGGCCGTTTCTTCAGAAGGAACAATCCGCAATGCGGTAGGCGACACCATGAAGATGGAGTTGCTCAAAATACTGAAGGGCGAATACATCGCCCCTCACATCTCGATCTTCTACTACCGCCTTGATGACATCAAGGAAGTAGCAGATCCTGCTATGTGGGTGAAAGCCCAGCCGAACATTGGCATTACTGTCTCTTATGATCGGTACCAGCAGGACGTCGAGCGAATGGAACAAGCCCCGGCCGCTCGCAACGACATCCTCGCCAAGAGGTTCGGAATCCCCATGGAGGGATACACCTACTTCTTCACCTACGAGGAGACAATCCCGCACAGGAAGAACACCTTCTGGAACATGCAGTGCGCTATGGGCGCCGACTTGTCCCAGGGTGATGACTTCTGTGCATTCACCTTTCTGTTCCCACTCCGGAATCAAGCTTTCGGGGTAAAGACGCTGGCATACATCTCTGAGCTGACGCTCATGAAGTTGCCTGGCGCCTTGCGTCAGAAGTATGACGAGTTCATCCAAGAAGGAAGCCTCCGAGTCATGGAGGGTACCGTCTTGGACATGATGGAAGTCTATGAAGATCTAGACCAGTACATCGACGAACAGAAGTACGACGTCTCGGCGTTTGGGTTTGACCCATACAACGCTAAGGAGTTCGTAACCAGGTGGGAGCAGGAGAACGGACCGTACGGTATCGAGAAGGTAATCCAGGGTGCTAGAACCGAATCGGTCCCCCTCGGAGAACTGAAGAAGCTGGCCTCTGAGCGCCTCCTCATCTTCGACCAGGAACTCATGTCTTTTACTATGGGGAACTGTGTGACTCTCGAGGATACCAACGGAAACCGGAAGCTACTGAAGAAACGCTCGGAAGAGAAGATCGACTCGGTGGCTGCTCTGATGGATGCCTTCGTGGCATACAAGATCAACAAGGAGGCATTCGAATGAGCGAGGAGGTGAAATGGGTCTTAGTGATCGACTAGCTCACGCATGGAATGCGTTTTCAAAATCCCCGGACAAGAAGAATTTCACACCGGAGTACGGTTCATGGACATTCGGTAATCCAAACCTGAATTATCGGCCTGTCGTCGGCGACCAGACAATCGTCACGAGCATCTATAACCAGATTGCTATCGATGTATCGAATGTGCCTATTCGACACGTCAAGACTGACGATAATGGCAACCTCAAGAGCTACTACCGTAGCTACCTTGACGACTGCCTTTCTCTGAGCGCCAACATTGACCAGACTGGTCAGGGATTCTTCCAGGATTTGGTACTCACGCTCTTCGAGGAAGGCGCTGTAGCGATTGTTCCAGTAGACACAGATGTCAGCCCAGATTTGACTCAGGGATACGACATCAAGTCTATGCGAGTCGGCACAATCCTGAACTGGTATCCTCGCCACGTTCGAGTTGAGGTCTATAACGACCAGACTGGACAGCGAGAACAGCTGACTCTCGAGAAGGAGTTTGTTGCGGTTGTACAGAATCCTCTGTACAGTGTGATGAATGCTCCGAACTCAACGCTGCAGCGACTGACACAGAAGCTCCATCTGCTTGATGCCATTGACAAGCAGTCTGGATCAGGAAAGCTGGATATCATTATTCAGCTTCCGTACGTCGTCAAGACTGAGCTGAAGAAGCAGCAGGCTGAGGCACGCCGAAAGGCGATTGAGGAACAACTCGCAGGGTCTCAGTACGGTATCGCTTACACTGATGGTGCCGAGCGAATCACTCAGCTGAACCGCCCGTCCGAGAACAACCTCATGAGTCAGATCCAGTGGCTCACTACGCAGCTGTACAACCAGCTCGGGATGACTGAGGATGTCTTCACCGGCAAGGCTGATGCTCGACAGATGCTGAACTACCAGAACCGAACGGTTCGTCCAGTTCTGAAAGCGATCACGGATGCCATCACCAGGACTTTCCTCACGAAGACTGCCCGAACGCAGCGACAGCGGATCATGGCGATCGAGGATCCGTTCCTCAACGTCCCGCTGGAGGAGATGTCCAAGCTGGTCGACTCCGTCAAGCGTAACGAGATTGGCACGGCCAATGAGCTTCGACCGAAGTTCGGCTGGGCCCAGTCCGAAGACGAGACGGCAAACCAGTTGGTGAACTCCAACATCAATCCGATGGGCGAGGAACAGCCGCCTGGCGAAGAGCCGGTCGACGAAGTCCCTGCATCGGAGGTACCAATTTCCGAACTGATGGAGAGTAGTCAAAATGGCAGTTAAGTGCGATTTCTCTGGCTACGCCACGAAGAACGATGTTCGGTGCTCGGATAACAAGGTCATCCGGCACGGGGCATTCGCGGCGTACGATGGGAAGACCGTACCTCTGGTCTGGCAGCACAAGCACGGAGACGTTGAGAACGTCCTCGGGCATGCCGACCTGGAGGTTCGTGAGGACGGCGTCTACGCCTACGCCCACCTCAACAACACCGATCGTGGCCGGACCGCTCGAGAGATGGTCAAGAACGGCGACATCAAGGCGATGAGTATCTACGCCACCCACGTTCGAGCCAAGGGCAATGACGTTGTCCACGGTGAGCTCGTCGAGGTGAGCCTGGTGCTCCGCGGCGCCAATCCTGGTGCTCTCATCGACCAGGTCTCCATCGAGCATGGTGACGACGGCGATGAGATTGAGGCTGTCATCTATACGGATGCACAGCTGGACTTCGTCTCGCACGGTGATGATGTCGAAGACGAGGATGAGGACTTCGAGGCGGAGGAGACGGACGACGTCGAGCACGCTGAGGAGGAGCCGGAGGCCGATGAGGCTGAGGGCGACGAGGACGACCCCACTCTCGGGGAGATCTTCGAAGGGATGACAGAGGAGCAGAAGACGGCGGTCTATGCCATCGTCGGACAGCTCGTCGATTCCGTAGATGAAGAGGCGGAGGAGTCTGAGACCGAAGAGGCCGAGGACACCGCCCATTCCGACACAACTGAGGATACTATGGCTCACAAGAACGTGTTTGAGGGCTCCGCTACCACCGAGGAGCTCCCCGTCCTGACTCACGCCCAGGTCGAGACCATCTTCGAGGACGCTCGCTCTAGCGGCTCCCTGAAGGAGGCCATCCTGGCTCACGCCGACGCTTACGGCATCAAGCAGATCGAGACCCTCTTCCCCGAGGCCAAGGATCTGTGGAACCAGCCGGAGTTCATCAAGCGCAAGACCGATTGGGTCGACTCCGTCGTTAGCGCCGCCAAGCACTCGCCCTTCTCCCGCATTCGTACCCGCTTCGCCGACATTACTGCCGACGAGGCCCGTGCCCGAGGTTACATTAAGGGCAATAAGAAGGAAGACGAGGTCTTCACGTTGCTGCAGCGTACCACCTCGCCAACCACCATCTACAAGAAGCAGCGTCTGGACCGTGACGACATCCTGGACATCACTGACTTTGACGTCGTGACCTGGATCCGTGGCGAGATGAGGATTATGCTTAATGAGGAGCTCGCTCGGGCTGTCCTCATCGGCGACGGTCGTCCCGTCTCCTCCAAGGATAAGATCAAGGAGGACAGCATCCGCCCGATCTATAAGGATGACAGCCTCTACGCTCCTCGTGTCGTCCTCGCCAAGGAGACGTCTGTCGACGACATCCTGGACTCTATGGTCCGTGCTCTGGATGACTATGATGGTGCTGGTAACCCGACTTGGTTCGCAGACCCGCGTCTCGTCACTGAGATGCTCCTGTTGAAGGACAAGATGGGTCACCGTCAGTTCCGCACCATTGCTGAGCTGGCTGACTACATCGGCGTCTCCAAGATCGTCAAGGTCCCGCTGATGAAGGGCCTCAAGCGTACCTCTGCCAAGAATGGCGAGCTCGAGGCACTTGGTATCATCGTCAATATGTCCAATTACACCATTGGTGCGGACAAGGGTGGCCAGCTCTTCGCTGCTGAGGACTTCGACATCAGCTTCAACCAGTACCACTACCTCTTGGAAACCCGCCTCTCCGGCGCGCTGACTCAGCCTAAGTCCGCTGTGATCGTTGAGCGCAAGGTGGAGTCTGGTAACGTCGTCCCGGAGCCGTGATAGATGGCCAAATTCTTCGGTGAGATAGGATTTGCTACACAGGTCCAGACCGAGCCGGGAATTTGGGAAGACAAAATAGTCGAGAAGCAGTACTATGGCGACGTCTTCCGGGAAGCACGCCGCTTTGGTAGCAGCGATGAGATTCTGGGGAGTATCAACCTCAGTAACCAGATCAGCATTATTGCTGATGGGTTCTTAACAGATAATATCCAGAATCTCAAGTACGTACGCTGGATGGGGGGACTTTGGAGGATCTCCTACGTGGAGCTGAAGTTCCCCCGTCTGGTTCTCGAATTGACGGGGGTGTATAATGGACCGACGGCTAGCTCTCCATGAGAAGCTGGTAGAGATCCTCGGGTCGGATAAGGTCTATTACCAACCACTCCCGTCACTGAAGCTCTCGTATCCGTGCATCGTATACGAGCGGCATCCGGGTGATCCGATGTACGCGGACAACCTCAAGTATATCAAAGCAAACCGGTTCCAGGTTACTCTGATTGCCCGGCATCCCGAGGACCCGACACGAACGAAGATCGAGGACCTTTTGTTCAGCCGCCATGAGTCTCGACTCGTAGCGGATAACCTCTATCACGACATCTTCGACGTCTACTATTAGGAGTTAACATGGCAGCTCTCACTTGGGATAAGACCGGTGAGCGCCGTATTGAGACTGGTGTCGACCACTGTGCACTCTATGTGTACGACCCGGCCCAGAAGATGTACGGCAAGGGCGTTGCTTGGAATGGTATCACCGCCATCTCCGAGAAGCCCGAGGGCGCCGAGGCAACCGACCTCTACGCCGACAACATTCTATACCTCTCGATGCTCTCTGCCGAGAAGCTGAAGGCCACGATTGAGGCCTACACCTACCCCGATGAGTTCGAGAAGTGCGACGGCTCTGCTGAGCTCACCAAGGGCGTCAAGATCGGTCAGCAGGACCGACTCGCCTTTGGTCTCGTCTACCGTACCAAGATCGGTGACGACGTTGCGGGCCAGGACAAGGGCTACAAGCTCCACATCCTGTACGGTTGCAAGGCTTCTCCTTCCGAGAAGGGCTACAAGACCGTCAACGACTCCCCCGAGGCGATCTCCTTCTCTTGGGAGTTGTCCACCACTCCGGTCAACGTGTCTGGTGCCAAGCCCACCTCGCTGCTGACCATCTCGTCTCTGGACGTCGACGCCGGTAAGCTGAAGACCCTCGAGGCCAAGCTCTTCGGTTCCGACGCCGGTCAGGGCGGTGCTGCGGCTACCGAGCCCAAGCTCCTCCTGCCGGACGAGATCAAGGCTCACTTCGCAGGCTGATATACCACACCGGGGGCTCAGAGACCTAGACTCCTGGGCCCTCGGTGCCTGCAATGCTTATAGTTTCTATCCCGGATCTCGACGGGTTCGACGAGGAGACAGGCACCTTTGTCTCCATGCCTGGCGGAGTCCTGCACCTGGAGCACAACCTGGTCGCGCTGTCAAAATGGGAGTCAATCACCCATAAACACCTCATCGGAAACGACAAGATCACCCCCGATGAGATGGCGCTCTACATCAAGTGTATGATCACTGATGAAGAATACGACCCGTCGCTCCTGGATAGGATTCCCCCATCCGAGGTTGAGCGTATCAGTGCCTACATGGCTGATACGATGACCGCAACAACAGTCCGTGATACCGGAGATGGGTCCGGATCTGGTGAGTACACATCGTCCGAGTTGATCTACTACTGGATGATCGCTTGCCAGATCCCCTTCGAGTGTGAGACATGGCACATCAACCGACTACTCACACTCATTCGGGTTTGTAACCAAAAGAATCAGCCTGATAAGAAGATGTCCCAGTCCGAGATTATGGAACGGAACCGGGAACTCAACAGAGCCAGGCGAGCTAAGCTTGGCTCGAAGGGATAACAATGATCAGTCACGAAGACATTCCCGAGGAGGCGCTTGCTCCGCAGGCCCACATCGGAACTGATCCCATGGAGGACAAGGGGATTCACGTCTCCCAGACTACTGAGGTGATGAAGTGAGCGTCGCAGACAACGTACTCGCTCGCGCCGCAGCGAGGATTGGTTACTATGCACCAGACGACCCTCAGCCCGGATCCGAAGCTGGCCGATACTGGGCAGCTCGAACTGGTCAGCAGTGGCTTGCTGGACCGTCCGACTCTGTTTGGTGGTGCATGCTCTTCGTTAGCATGTGTCTGGACGAGTGCGGGCAGATTGACGCTATTGGAGGATTCTCCTTTAACACTGACTACACCGTCAACAAGGTCCGCCAGCACCCTGACGCTTACTTCGTATCAGTTTACGATGCCCGACCGGGCGATGTCGTCATCTACGACTGGGACGGCGGCGGCACGGACCACGTGGGCTTCGTCGAGAAGAACCTTGGCGGAGGCACGCTCCAGACGATTGAGGGGAACACCTCGTCTGGCAGCTATGGCTCTCAGTCTGCTGGGAACGGTGTTTGGCGGCGTGTCCGCAATCAGTCTATCGCTTATGTGATTCGCCCGGCTTATACCGACTCTCCGAGCAACACGGCTCCTGCTGGCCCCGCTGACATCCGCGCTCTGCAGCGTGCAGTCCGGGCTACCCCCGACAACGTCGCCGGTCCGAACACTCGGTCTCGTTGCTATGCTCTTGCCGCGGCTTCCGAGTGGGGCGGTAAGACATTCCCCTTCGGCGTGGCATTCACGCAGTCCGTGGTTGGCACGGAGCAGGATGGAATCTGGGGTGACGCCTCTGAGGAGGCTCACGACGCGACTGTCGAGGCCGTTCAGGCTGCAGTCGGCGCAGAGGTTGATGGCGTCTACGGCGCCGAGACAAACACCAAGGTTAATGCCCTTCTCGACAGGGCCGAACAGCCGTAGGAGGCTCAAAATGGCAGCGCAATACTGCACAGTTACCGGTACCATTCCCGGCGGCGAGAACGGTAAGGCCACAGTCCGAATCACCCCGGACGTTGATGGAGCCACCGCGACGCTCAACGGTACTGAGGTCTCCATGCGTGAGTATCTCATCACCACGGATCAGGCTGGATCTATCCGAATGGAGATCCTTGCTCCAGGTTCCGGCGTCAACCCCGGTGGAAACTGGACTCACACCGTCGAGATCAAGACCCCAGTTGGAGTCTCGACTAAGCACGTCTCTCTCGTCCAGGGTGAGACGATCGATATCGTTTCCGCTGCACCAGTTCGGAAGATTGCTCCGGACATCTTCTTCGGACCTGCATCTCGACCCCTTCCCCTCCTGTCGGGGGGTAGTGGTGGGGGCGCTGGTCTCTCTACCATTCTTGGCTCTCTCCCGCTTCAGCCGGGCCGAGTTGTTCCGACAGTTGGTTTCTTCGGGGATTCATGGTCTACTGAGGCCATGATGGGTCCCGGATTCAACCTTCCTGCCGCAGCTTCTCGACTTCTCGGATGTGTTCCGATGGTTAGCGCCATTGACGGAAGTGGCTTCGCCCACTCCAAGGATGGGAACCTCAGCTTTGAGGTCGACTCTCGAGTTAATGCGGTCTGCGCATCTATCCCCAACCTGATTGTCACTGTCGGTTCTCTAAACAGCGACAAGGTTGTGGAGAATGGCGACACGAATGGTTCTAAGATTACGGAGGCGGTTCGGAACTTCGTCACGAAGGTTCGCACTAAGCTTCCCAACGTTCCGATCATCATGGTTGGTCCAGAGCCCTCCTCGGTTAGTCGTCTCCAGTCTCGCGATGCCCACGTCAACGTTAAGGCCCAAAAGGCCGGTGTTGAGGCTGCTGGTGGCGTCGCTAACGGTGTGGTCTTCATCGACTGGCTTGGTATCGCTGACAAGCAGGCGGTTCCTTTCCGTGAGGGTCGAGAGAATGCCGAGGGTGATGTCGTGGTCTATGGCGGTGTCGCTTATCGAGTGACTAAGGCTTGGGCTGCTGGCTCCGGTGAGACCCCGCTCACTCCAGGGGCTCCGACGATTCAGGTTTCTGACGTTCTGTCTGGAACTGGTAACGAGGCTAACAAGCAGAATGACGGGACTCGTGACATTCTGCTGATGTCTGATGACACTCACCCCACTAAGGCTGGATCTACTGCGTTCGGTTCGGCGCTGGCTATCCGAATCTCGGAAGGGTACAAGGCAATCGAGGGCTGGGCCCAGTCTAAGGGACCGGTGCTTCCTGCCACTAAGGTAGTGACACCTACGCCTGGACCAGCTCAGCCTCCAGTACCTAATCCGGGTGGCACACCGGTTCCTCCACCGCCTCAGCCTAAGCCAGCGGGTCTCCCGATCATGGCCTGGCTTCCTGGAGGATGGGGGATTGAGAACCGAATCGCGTACAGCCTCGACGAAATCAAGGCTGTGGCCGCCCTCAAGCCGGATCAGGTTGCACTCCCGATTCAGTCCACAGCTGATGCGAATGACTCTGCGGTAGCCATCCCTAATAACTATGAGCCAGGCAAGGAGTTCAGTCAGTACGGGCTCGATACAATTCGAAACTCGGGTGTGAATACCGCTGGTATGATCGAGGCACTGAATACTCTCGAAGCCCAGAACATCGCGGTACTCCCGAACGTTCGAACTGGAAAGGTGGATTCTGGAGCTCAGTGGTACCGTTCTTCCGACGGCAAGATCCTCCCGATCCTATTGAATCGTACCGGTAAGCTATACTTCGCGATTCACTACCGTGGCCAGAATAAGCTCCGGGAGATCATGAAGACCGACTACACCGGTCTTAAGCGTGTCTCGGACAACACCGATGGTGTCGCAGACTGGCAGATCTCCGCAGTCAAGAACGCCCAGCTCGGTGTTCTCACGGCAAGCACTGGAGCAAACGCGTGGTCGGCTGCAAAGTCCGCTTTCCCCGAGGGTGTCTGGGTTCTTGTCGCCAATAAGGACGAGCAAGCCTCGGCGACCGCTGCAGCGAAGGCCGCTGGTGTCACCATTGTCGGCTGGGCCGTTCCCAATGCTGAGGCATTCGCTAAGTTGAAGGCCTGACCTAGGAGAATCATGATCACGATCGAGAGCCAGGGAGACTGGAAACTCACCAGGAATTGGTTTGACAGAATGACGAAGTTAGACCTGGCTCTGATCATGAATCAGTTCGGCAAGGAGGGGGTTTCTGCTCTCAAGGCGGCGACCCCCTCCAGGTCGGGCGAGACAGCAGCTAGCTGGAACTACGAAGTCACGAGAACCGGCAATAACTGGCAGATCACCTGGACAAACTCACATGTTAACAACGGCGTAAACATCGCCGTCATCTTGCAATATGGTCACGGAACCCGTAATGGCGGGTATGTCGTTGGCAGAGACTACATCAACCCCGCTATCAGGCCCGTATTCGACAAGATAGCGAAGAAGGCCTGGAAGGAGGTCACTAAGTAGTGGCTACTATTGACGAGCGGGTAGTCTCGCTCAAGATGAACAATAAGCAGTTCCTGTCCGCCATCAAGGAATCCGCGTCTAGTATGGACCGACTCAAGGATTCCCTTAAGATGCAGGGGGCTGCAGACGGTCTTTCTCGAATTGGCGAGATCGCTAAGAATACGACTCTAGGCGATCTAGCCACCAAGGCTCTTGACATCGGTAAGAACATGACCGTCATGCAGGGTCTTGCCGTCACCGCATTCGGTGGAATTGGTGTCGCGGCTCTTAATGCTGGTCGAAGCGTGGTCTCTGGTTTCATCGGAACCATCAAAGACGGCTTTAATGAGTATGAGCTCAAAATGAGAGCCATTCAGACAATTATGGCCAACACCGTTGAGAAGGGGACCACCCTCGGCGAGGTTAAGACTTCTCTTGCTGAGCTGAACACCTATGCTGATAAGACGGTATACAGCTTCAGCGATATGACTCATGCCATTGGTCTGTTCACCGCAGCTGGTGTCGATCTTCAGACATCCGTGGCATCAATTAAGGGTCTGTCTAACCTCGCAGCGGCCTCAGGTTCAACTGCCCAGCAGACAGCCACGGCATACACTCAGCTCTCGCAGGCTATCGCGGCTGGCGCTGTTCACATTCAGGACTGGAACTCGCTAGTCCAGGCAGGTATGGGCGGTGAGTCATTCAGGAATGCCCTTATCGAGACCTCCCGAATGATGGGTACTGGCTACGATGAGGCTATTGCTAAAGACGGAAACTTCCGAGAGTCTCTCAAGGAAGACTGGCTTACTGCTCAGGTCATGACGACCACCCTTACCGCATTGACGAACGACCTCTCTGAGGCACAGCTTGTCGAGATGGGTTACTCGGAGGAGCAGGCCCATAAGCTCAAGCAGTTCGCTCAAGGTGCGTTTGATGCCGCGACCAAGATCCGAACATTTAGTCAGCTAGTTGACACCACTAAGGAAGCTATCGGCTCTGGGTGGGCAGAGACATTCGAAATTCTATTCGGTGACTTTGAAGAGGCATCGGTTCTATTCACGTCTATTGGCGACTGGCTCGGTGGCGTTATTAAGGCTAGCGCTGACGCGCGAAACGGATTCCTCCAGATGTGGAAAGATCTTGGAGGACGCGCATCCCTTGTTCAGGGTCTGGCCAATATATTCTGGGCCATCGTCAAAGTTCTCGGACAGATTGGAACCGCCTTCCGACGAGTATTCATGAACGCTAGTGCCGAAGGTCTTGTTCGCATCACCAAGGCGTTTGAGAACTTCACGTCTAAGCTCATAATCACGAACAACTTCGCGGATAAGCTCGAGTGGACGTTCACAGGACTATTCTCCATCTTCCACATCTTCACGACAATACTTGGCGAGATTGCTCAGGTTATCTTCACGGTAGCCTCGCATATTGTCAGTGCACTATTCCCAGCATTCACCGGGATCAACTCTGGTGTATTCCAGATCACGAAGGTAATCGGCAAGGCAATCTTCTGGTTCGACCAGTGGTTCACCAAGTTGGACCTAGGTGGAAAGCTACTGAAGCTGCTTCTTCCACCGATTGATCTCGTCGGTAAGGCTATTAAGTGGGTCGTGGATAAGATCCATGACTTTATCATGTGGCTCGACTTCGGCGGAAAGGTAACTAGCGCCGCAAACGGACTGAAGAGTCTTGCATCGAAGTTCGGGCTCATCAAGGATGCTCTGAAGAACTCAGTAGTCGGCGAGTCGTTCCTCACAGCGTTCGAGACCATACAAGACACTCTCGATAAGGTCAAGAACAACCTTAAAGAGTTCGGTAATAGTGTAGGTGATAAGCTAAAGGCTAAGCTTACTGCGGGCAGGTCGGCTCTATCTGAGTATTTCAAGGGTTTCGATCTCAGTGGTATGACGTCCACTGAGGCGATCGTTGCTAAGCTCGGGACCAAGTTCGACGAACTCGGCAATAAACTCAAGATCGATGAGAAGGTCCAGTGGCTCAAAGAGAAACTCATTGAGCTGCGAGATGCCCTTGTCGATACGTGGAACACGGTTCAAAATAGTGCCGTTTGGGATAAGCTGGGTAAGGCGTTCTCTGACGTCGGCGGTAAGGTCAAGGAAGTAGCGGTCTCATTCCGTGACTGGGTTAATGGTCACGGTGAGGTCAAGGCTAAGGCTAAGGAGGCAGCCGGTGCCGTATCTGAGGTTGGTACTGCCGCAGCCCAGGCTGCCAAGGAAACCGGCCAAGCGGCTAAGGAGAACTTCCTTAAGAAATGGTTCGAGGACATCAAACAGGTCGCTCGAGCAGTTCACCTCCCGGAACTCTTCGACACTATCAAGCAGAAGTTCGTCGAGTTCAAGGATTTCGTGGTGAATACCTTCGCGCCCAAGGTGAAGGAAGGTGCTAAGAACGCATTCGGCTCTATCGGTACTGCGATGAGCCAGGCAAACTCCAACCTCAAGTCTTATGACATGGGTAAGATCCTTGTCGGGGCTATTGGTGGCGGAGTACTTATTGCCTTTACCCGATGGATCAACTCATTCAAGGAGAACTTCGACAAGATCGGAAACGTCGCTGACAAACTCGGCAACATCTTCGATAAGCTCGGCGGAGTCCTTGAGGCATTCGAGCAGAAAGTTAAGGCTAAGGCTCTTCTGACGATTGCTATTGCCCTCGGTGTTCTCGCTGGTGCACTGATCCTTATGTCTCTGGTTCCCGCGCCGAAGCTTCTCGTCACCCTGGCTGTCCTTAAGTACCTCTTCAAGATGATGGATGACATGCTTGAGTCCATGACCAAGATGGTAGCCTTCAAGAACGACAGCGTTCGTATTGTGGCTATGCTCATCGCTATGGGCGCAGCCATGATCTTGATGGCAACTGCTGTCCGGATTCTTGCCGGGATGGATCTCAAGGGTGCTGTGGTCGGTCTTGCTGCCATGAAGATCCTGATGATGACTATGCAGGAGTTCATGACCAAGATGGCTGCCACCAAGGGAGTCGAGAAGGGCGCTGGAATCCTTCTTGCTCTTGCTGCATCCTGCGTCATTCTGTCTCTGGCAGTATACACTCTTGGATCCATGGATACTGGCAAGGCTATCCAGGGAGTCGTTACCCTTGCAGCAATCGTGACTATCCTTTCTGGATTCATGATGGTCGTCAGCAAGGATCCCTTCATGGGTAAGGGCGCTGCGATTCTTCTATCGCTTGCTGTCTCTTGTAACATCCTTGTGGCGGCTATCTGGATGCTCGGAACAATGGACACTGGTAAGCTCCTACAGGGAGTTATTGCACTTGGTGTAATCATCCTAGAGCTATCTGTGGCAATGGCGGTCGCTGGTCGAGCCAACGCTAGAGGTGCTGCCGCGATTATTGCTATGTCCGCGGCGGTCTTGGTTCTGACAGGGGCAGTCGCAATCCTTGGTAACATGGACATCATGACCCTGGCTAAAGGACTTATCGCTCTGGCAGCAGGTTTGGCGATTCTGGCTATTTCTATGGCAGCAGCAGACGCCTTCAAGGAAGGTGGAATTGCTCTAGGGATCGCCTCGATCGCATTCCTGGCTCTGGCCTCCGCGATGAAGACCCTATCCGGGATCACGTGGACTCAGCTGGCAATTGGTTTGATCGCTCTTGCTGGTGGTATGCTGATCCTGGTTGCTGCGGCAGCTGGTGCACAGTACTTCGCGGTAGGTATGATCATCCTTACTGCTGCACTACTTGCACTAGGACTAGCCCTACTCCCAATCTCAATTGGTATGGCTGCCTTTGCGGCAGTACTGGGTATCTGTGCTACTACTGGTGCAGCAGCGTTCCTAGTTCTGACTGAGGGCCTGAAACAGCTAGCGGCAATTCTACCGCAGGTAGCTATTGACTTCGCTAATGCTATTGCTAACTTCATCATCACCCTAGGAGCCAAGGCCCCGGAGCTGGCGGTGGCTATGGCAGCATTGCTTGGAGCGATCATCTATGCTATTAATGCCAACATCCCTGGCATTGTCGCAACGTTGTTCATCCTGATTCAAGCAATGCTCACCGAGCTGGCAAACCATGCCTATGAGTTCGGCGAGAAGGGCGCTACCATCCTGGCTAACTTCCTGAATGGAATTGCCGATAACATTGGCAAGGTTATTGACGCCGCTACAAATGTTATCCTCAACTTCCTTGACGGAATTGCTAGGAATGGGCCAAAGATCATCGATAAGGGTATGTGGACTGTACTCAAGCTCCTCGAGGGTGTTCGCGATGCCATTAACAAGTACGCTTACCGATTCAACAAGGTTGGTCGAGAGATTGCTTGGGCTATTGTCGACGGTATGACTGGTGGTCTAGCCTCTAAGGCCTGGAGCTTTGGCGAGTCCATGGTGTCATTCGCCAAGAAGGGTTATAACAAGGTCAAGGACTTCTTCGGTATTCACTCTCCTTCTCGATTGATGAAGGAACTTGGTGGGTACGTCGGAGAGGGCTTCGCAATCGGTGTCGAGAATACCGGTGAGCGTGTCGCTGAGGCGGGAGAGAACATGTCTAACGCCGCATACGATGCAATGGCCAAGGCTATTGGCGGAGTCAATGAACTCCTTGAGGATGACCCGTCCTTTAAGCCTGAAATCAAGCCAATCTTGGATCTTACTGAGATGCAGAAGCAGGCTAAGGGAATCAACAACTTCCTTCCCGCCATCGGAGTCACGGCTCAGGCTGCTAACGCGGCTCGGCCTCCTGCTCCGATCGCAGTTGACAATTCTGACAAGAATAGTCAAAATGGTGTTACAAACATCACATTCAACCAGACCAACAACTCGCCTGAGGCGCTGGATGCGGCGACTATCTATCGCCAGACCCACACTCAGCTTGCTATGGCAAAGGACAAGTTGACACTATGATCTCAGAGATCTCGTCCACGACCAAGTCGGGGGATCGACTTGCAATCGATATCACAGACCCCTACTCGTCGGGGGTCGCGATCAAGGAGATTACTGGTCTGGGGCCAGTAAAGGCAGACATCAGCACAGACCGATATGCCTTGCTGGACGGAGCATTCCTCAAGGGGGTCAGGGTTGGTACTCGTACAGTGGTACTGACTCTGATCCCCTGGGGGACTGACATTCAGGAACTCCGACTCAAGTGCTACTCCTACTTTGGAGTCGGAGAGACCATCACTCTCGGTGTGACCACCGACTGGCTTAACGTACACTCTGACTTCATCGTAGAGTCCGTCGAGCCGAACATCTTCTCTGAGCGGCAGGAGATCCAGGTCTCCCTTCTTGGACTGGACCCATATTGGAAGTCCTCCTCTACTCAGATCCAGAAGGTCGTGGGCTTCAACGACAACACCCCGTCCTTCGAGTTCCCGTTCTTCTCCGAGCCGAACCACAAGCTCAAGTTCGGTGACATGACTAACTCTTCCGGTAAGGACATCCGATACCTTGGTGACTACCCGGCTGGTGCTACAATCACGGTCGAGTTCTCGGGTACCGTGAGTAATCTTATCGTCTCGAACGTCACTTACAACGAGACTATGTCTATCTCTCGAGCAGGAAACTTCTACCAAGGCGAGAGTATCATCATCGACACTCGGCCAGGTAAGAAGTCTATCACCCACCAGGCTCGGGGCAGGAGGTCATTTATCACGGGTGTTCTGGCTCCGGGGAGTACCTGGATTCAGATGCACCCTGGTATCAATACAATCGCCCTGCAGTATGCTGGGGGCGTTGACGACGTTAGCGTCTCTATGGAATACGACACTCTCTACAGGGGGATTTGATGCAGCTGTTCTTCGCGTTCCTCCATAACTACGAAACTCTTATCGAGGTCCCAAACAACTTCTACTCACTGAACTGGACCGAACGAGCCTACGACTATGGTCAGTTCGAGCTCCAGCTATACTCGGATCAGCCGGGCTATGAGTATAGTCTCGGGAACCTGTTTATTCGAGACGACACAGATACCGTGATGATCATCGAGACTGCTACGGTGAAGCAGGAGGATGACGGTGTCTACCTCCACAAGTACACTGGGCGATCTCTCGAGTCGATGATGGAATGGCGAATCCTTCCACATAGGCGATGGATCGAGCCGGATGCCAATGGTCAGTTCAATGCCCAGGCTATGGCGGAGGATGTTGCTCACAGCAACCTTGGTAAAGATGCAAAGCCTGAGCGAAGGATTGACAACTTCAACTTCCACAGAAATACCCGTGTGTCTCAGATGGCCTACGTCAATGACACTGGACAGAAGATCCAGGATGGTAAGTGGATTATCTATGACCGGGCGCCAATTGCGGACATGTTCAAGAATGTCATCTCTGCATGTAAGCCAAACGGGTACTCGCTCTTCTACAAGATCAAGCTTGAGAATGGTGGAATCCACTGCTACATTACTGCTCCTCGGCTGATTAACACGATCACCCTAGCGCAGGAGAACGACAACTTCTCGGACTTCGAGTCGGTTGATTCAATCGTTGACAAGAAAAGTACGATCTACGAGATCTTTGATACTGGTGATGTAGACCTGGACTGGGTTGCTGATGGAACTACGCATACCCGGGCGCATACACTTCGATCAGAGAACCCAATTACTCGGCGAGAGGTCTTGTGGGACAATACCCAGGTCCACAAGCCATATTCCGTCAAGGACTGGAAGGCACTTACGCTACTTCAGAAGAAGCACATCTCTTCCCTGACCGAGGTGTGGTATCCCTTCTGGGTTCTGGACGCCATGTTCCCGAAGTATACCCCGCTGAAGATGATCTCGGGTAAGATCAACAACTTCTCGAACGTCCAGTACCGTGATGGCTTCGACGTGGGCGATATTTTCTACTACGTCCCGTCCGGAAGCAACCCGGTACCTATCGAGTGCCAGCTTACCGAGATGACCGAGTCATGGTCGGCTGACGGGTTCTCTCAGGTTCCTTCCATCTCCATGTCGTCTCGTACCAAGTGGAATGGTGACGGCTTCCGTATCGACTTCACTCGCAATGGACCCGGTGAGGTCATCGTTCCTCGAGAAAGGGATTAGCATATGGCCATTACTAGTGGTTTCTACAACTCCGTGAATGGCGACCGGACATACGACGCTGACCAGTTTGGCTCGCTGTTCGATGGCATTATTGCCCCGGGGGTATTTCCGAATGTGGGCGACAAGTTCCGTGTTCGACCTACCAACAATGGAATGTCTGTCTATGTCGGCTCCGGCAAGGCGTGGCTGAACAACCGATGGGTTGAGAACTCGGGTGATGAGACTGTTACTCTGACTGGGTCTCACGCTACCCTGGACCGCATTGACCTCGTGTGTGTCGAGGTTGACCGTTCCAAGGCTATCCGCGGCGCGAAGATCAAGGTCATCCAGGGAACCCCGGCGGTTACCCCCACCGTTCCCTCCGTGGATGATAATGGTGACCGACAGACGTTCGCTCTGGCGCAGATCAAGATCATCAAGAACTCTCGACAGATCACGGCCGAGAACATCATCAGCCTCGTGGGTAGTGCCCGTACTCCTTACGTGAGCGGGCCTCTGCAGAACATCAATCTGGATGCCCTCCAGGCCAAGCTACAGGGCGAGTTCAATACCTGGTTTGAGTCGGTTCGAGACGCCCTGGCTAACGCTGGGGGTAACACCTCGACGGACGTCGCCAACCTCAAGGTGAGTGACCGGAACCAGAACGAGCGACTCCAGGCTGTTGAGGTCCGTATCGCGGGTACCGAGCTCAACATCACCAAGATCAACGAGAAGTTCAGTAACTCGGGCTCCGTCTATGGGATGCTGAACGACTCGAACGTTGGTGTACACAACTCCATCTATCGAGGCGCCTCGCTGGGAAGTAACGTCACTCCATATCTCCAGGCGATTCGAAGCGGATCCTTCTCCGGGATGTATCTTGGGGACTACTGGACCTACTCGGGTATCACCTGGCGTATCGTGGCGTTCAACTACTTCATCAACATCGGTGAGCCCCCGTTCCGACAGAACCATATTGTGGTCGTCCCAGACGCATCTCTCTTCCGAGAGGCATGGTCTACCACGATCCCGGACCAGCGCTCGTATGTAGATTCGACTCTGAACCAGTCCACCATGACGAAGGCTAGCCGCATGGCTGAGTCTCTGTTCAACCGGTCAAACATGGTTGGCGTATGGACTCGAGTGGCTACTGGGTATGACGGGAATGGCGCAGCCAAGGACTGGCGCTGGTACAACCCGCACATCAATATCATGGATGAGGCTATGCTCTGGGGTTCGTCCATCTTCGACGACTCGCTGTCTCGGGGTATTCACCACAACCAGTTCCCAGCCTTCAGGCTCAACCCCGCCCTTGTTAACATTGAGGAGGAGTACTGGCTTCGTGAGCGAGCCTCGGCTCAGACTGCGGTTTATATGAAGTCCACCGGCCAGTTCTCCCATGCCCCGCTGAACTACTCCTTCGGGGTTCGTCCCTATCTAGCGATCGGTTAACATGCAGCACTTCGGATTCAACCCCCTGACCGACATCGTCATTGCGATATTTCTGTCGGTTCTGGGTTCCTCCGGGATGTGGGCTTGGATTATGAAGCGTAGTGAGCGGACGTCCGCCACATCAAGGCTTCTGCTCGGAATGGCTCATGACCGGATTGTATATGTCGGTAAGACTTATCTTCATCGAGGATTTCTCACCCTCGACGAGTATGAGGACTTCATGAAGTATCTTGTAGAGCCCTATTCCGAGTTCGGGGGGAATGGGCTTGCTGAGAAGATAGTGAATGAGGTAAAGAATCTTCCCGTCGTCCCCACCCCTAGACCCCCGGCGAAGAGGAAAACCAATGGCTAAGCACCTTCAGGAGAGCAAGTTGAACAACAAGTCCTATGACATCCTCAAGTGGGTTGCGCTGGTCGCCCTTCCGGCTACATCTGCGCTCTACCTCACGCTGGCGGCTCTGTGGCACCTTCCTCACCCGACTGAGGTTGCTGGGACGATCGCCGCGATTGACACCTTCCTGGGTGTGCTTCTCGGCGTGAGTTCTACCAAGTACCAGGGTACACAGCCCTCCGGCGCACTCCACGTGTCTGAGGACCAGGGAATCCACGCCACCTTCGACCAGGGCGTCGCTGAGATGCTCCGGAACGGGAAGGTGACGCTGGACGTCAAGCAGGTCTAAGCGAGAAAAACCTGCGGTATAATGAACCCCTAGAAAGGAGCCACACCATGAAGAATCCTGACCCCATTCAGCAGACAATTGAAGCTGCTCTGAAGGAGGCCGAGCTTCACGATCCCTCTAGTGAGGACTACACTACAATTGCTCGAAATGTCGAGACTCTTGCAAAAGCCAAAGCCCTTGGCGAGAGCAAGAAGCTCAGCAAAGACGCAATTCTCGGTGCAGTCACCTCCATGGCAGGTATCGTAGCCGTCCTCCAGTACGAGCGACTTGCAGTCGTCAGCTCGAAGGCGTTTGGTTTGATCATGAAGGTTAAACCCTTCTGAGATTCGTCAGGCCCCCTGTGCTATACGCATGGGGGGCTTGGCTTATCTTTTTTTTTGCCCGCGAGGAAAACCCAGAGTATATTGAAGACCCTACTCTGAAAGGACCTCCCATGCTCTACATCATCCTCAGTGCTATCACCATTGCTAGCGTTGTGTATGTTATACTCCTCCGCATCAAGAACCGTCGCCTCGCTAAGCAACTCAAGTATGTTACTGGCCTCGGCACTTCTATTGAAGAGATGTACTCTGCATACTACTACGCCGCAAAGGAGCACATGGACCCGATTGAGTTTGAGAAGCTTTACGAGAAGCTGTGCTCTCACTGATAGTTCTATACCCCTACATGGGGTATAGGCTTTCGCGTAAAAAACGGGCTCTATACTGAAACCCGTACTAGAAAGGACACTCTCATGAACCTCTCTCCCGCCGCTGCACAGGCCGCCCTCGACTACGCCGAGGAGCTTGCTGCTACTGGACTGAGCTCTGAGCAGTACGACCACTACTACCTCTGACACAGTTCTAGATCCCGCCATGGGATCTAGGCTTATTTTTTTTTTTCGCAAGTATAACTTGTCCTATATTGAAGACCCTACTCTGAAAGGAACTCCTATGATCTACTCAATCATCGCCCTCTCCATTTCTACTCTGATCCTTCTTATCGCGATCATCTGCTGTAACCTCGTCATCATCGGCCAAGTCGATGAGATCAAGGAGTTGCAGGAGCGAATCGAAATCAAGGACCGGATCATCAAGTACGGAGAGACTGAGATCAAGATCCACACGGACTACATCAAGAAGCTAGAGTCCCAGCTCAATAACTGAGAACCACCTATACCCCGACATGGGGTATAGGATTTCGCGTGAAAAACGGAGGGTATATTGAAGACCCTTAGAAAGGAACCACAATGACCACCCTCCTCGCTCTTGTCATCGCCCCCTTCGTCGTCATCGGCACCCTGCTGATTGTCGCCGAGATGGTTGGCAAGAAGAAGACCTGGAACTTCTGATCCTACCACCTTCCAGCCAAAGATCCCGCCATGGGATCTAGGCTTATTTTTTTTTTCGCAAGTATAACTTGTCCTATATTGAAGACCCTACTCTGAAAGGACACATCATGACCATCGCCATCATCGCCCTCTCGATTACCCTTCTGATTTCTGTCGCCATTAACTTCCGACTGAACTTCCTCAAGAATCAGTACCGGAACAAGGTTGCCCGTAATAACGGGACCAGCCTCGTTCTGGCCATTGATCTCTGGAAGGAGATTCAGGACTACAAGGACGCGAACTTCAAGAATCAGGAGATGATTGAGGAGCTGATTTCGACGAATCAGGCCCAAGCCCGAAAGATTCAGGAACTCAAGAACCGTATCTCGTTCTGATATGGAGCTATACCCCTACATGGGGTATAGGCTTTCGCGGTACTTTCCTGTCGTATATTGAAGACCTACGAAAGGAAAGACCGTGCTCTACATCGCACTTGCTATTACGACCATGCTCACCATTTTCTACGGGATTGCTTATCAAGAGCAAAAGCACAAGACCTACACACTCAAGTGTAGAGTTAACCTGCTAAATTGCAACAATAAGATCCTGCAGGAAAAGCTGGACAAGGATAAGCGCAAGGAAGAGATGGACAAGTACCCCATCTACTCCCTACTCTAGTCTGAGCCGTACCCCTACATGGGGTATAGGCTTTCGCGGGAAAAACCATGCCTTATATGAGAACCCTCCGTTTGAAAGGAAACCCTCATGACTGAGACCACCGACACCCCCGTTGAGACCAACGAGAAGATCGTCGAGTTCAAGTTCAACAAGGACGCTGTCCTGCCCGCTATCAAGCGAAATTCCAAGAAGCTGATTGCTGGCGCCGCTGTATTCGCAGCCGGTACCGCTCTCACCCTCATGGCGTTCCGCTCGGTTCCGGACACCGACGAGCCCGAAGAGCTTGAGCATGACGACCTCGATGAGATCGACGAGATCGAATCCTCTGAAGAGACCGACTGAGACCTCATCCTATATCCCTATCCTGGGATATAGGCTTTTCTAAGGAGCACACATGAAGTGGCTACTCGACACTATATTCCTAGCCATCTCCGCTTGTCTGTGTTGGGTGATATGGGATGCTACAGCAGGTAACATTCTCTCCCAGCGAATCTTCCCCACGGTAACTTTAGCGGGGGTTCTGATTCTTGTGGATCTTTATCTTCACAATATCATCGACGACTAACCCGCGAGAAAAACTGGTCCTATATTGAAACCCCTCCGTTTGAAAGGACCACCCTCATGACCCGCATCGCCGTTTCTGTCATAAAGAGCGCTGTTTTCATCCTCGGAATTATTCTCGCCTCCTGCTTTATTGGCAGTGGTGCAAACTCCCGGATGAAGCACGTTGTTGGTGTTCAGCAGCGTTTCATCGCGCGCCGTGATCGTAAGATCAACCGCTGGTAATTCAGCACTATACCCCGACTTGGGGTATAGGCTTTTCTCGAACTAGAAAGGAGCACACATGTTCGAGGAACCGCCAATCTACTACATCCTGATCAGCCTCATCTTCCTGATCGTATTCGGAGCCGTAGCCTTTGCTACTTGGCTTGTTTGGCTGACACCTATCTCATTCATGGCCAAGCTCGTCATGACAGCGATCGGGTTCCTTCTATGTGCAATCACAGTCATACTCTACACAATCTCGGCGGATTGATATGCTAGTCGTACTTCTCGGTCCAAGTTGTTCAGGCAAGTCTACATTCCAGAAGGAGCTGGTTGAGAATGAGGGGTACCATGCAGTCCGCACTGCAACGACCCGACCTAAGCGTGTGGGAGAGGACCTATCTTCCTACTACTTCCTCAAAGATCAAAGCTTTGCTGAATGGGAAGTACGGGGTGACCTCCTTTGCGTCGAGACCTTCCGAGGTTGGCGGTATGGTGTTCCTCGAGACGAACTGGTCCGATCTGCATCCAAGACGAACCGATGCGTCATCCTCACTCCCGGAGGAGTCATGGAGCTCCTGGCAAAGCACGCAGACATCGTCGTCGGAGACGCTCTGTCCGTACTCTACCTCGGTGTTGATGGAACAACCGGAGAGGCTCGCGCATATTCACGAGGAGACGACCGACGGGAGTATCTGCGCCGAATGGCTGCAGACTCCATCGATTTCCGACACTACCCTCGGGAGAATGGTGTTTGGGAGTTTACGCCGGATTATATCCTGGATTGCATCAACAATCCGCAGAACTACAAACTGAAGCCCCGTCTCAAGCGAGTTGAAAGGAAGCACAAGTGAGCATCATCTGGTACACACTTTATATTCTCGGAGCTCTGACAGCATTCTGTGCATGGGTTCAAATTATGGCCCTTATCGGAACATATCTCAAGGCTCGACGAGAGAGGATTGAAGGTACGTATTCTGGAATGACTCGTAAGGACATCGAGTCGCTCATCCGGATGGAGATCCGTGCTTACCACGAGAAGGAGGACAAGTGATCAATGCGAACAGTTGTACGCAATTTATCAAGGCGAACGCGCCAGCAATTCTCACAGCATCGGCGTGCTTGGGGACCGTCGCTACGGCCATCCTCACGGCGAAGTCTACGACGCTCGCGATTGAACGGATCGCCGATTATTGTGAGGATAACCTCCGGTCGCCAGAGGACCTCACCTGGCGGGAGAAGTTCGCAATATCTTATAGGGTGTACATTCCCCCGGCCATCGCAGGGGTTGCAACTCTGGTATCGATTGTCGCGGCAAACCGTATCCAGTATGCTCGTGGAGCGGCGTTTGCGTTGGCCTACTCGGGTTCAGAAGCGGCGTTTAAGCGATATCGAGAAGCGGTGGCGGACGTGGTTAAGCCGAAGGACCGCGAGAAGATTAAGGCCCGCGTTGCAGAGAAATCGGTTCAAGATGCTGGTAAACCTGTGTCCGGATCCGTTCTGGTCGCTTCCTCCGGAGACGTCCTCTGCTATGATGTATTCTCGGGACGATATTTCAAGTCCGACATTGAAACAATTCGTCGAGTCGAGAACAACATCAATGGACAGCTCAATCTCGAGTGTTATGCCTCTCTCAATGAGTTCTACAATGGCCTCGGGATTCCTCCCATCGCGGCCGGGGAACTGGTAGGCTGGTCCGAGCCGAACTCCCTCTCTGTCGAGTTTGGTTCTCAGCTGACGGAGAAGGGCGAGCCTGTCCTGACCGTCGACTTCCTTGTGTCCCCCAAGGAAAACTACTTCAAGATCAACTGAAAGGAAACCACACATGTTCTCTCACATCATCCGCGTCCGCGGTATCTTCGACGACGAGCCCACAACCAAGAAGCTCTACTTCCACATGTCTCGCCGTGAGATGTTTGACTTCATCAAGCGGTATGACAATGTGACCAACTTCGAGAAGTGGCTCCAGGCCGCTATCGACAACGAGGACCTGTACACCATGATGAAGTTCTTCGACGACCTCATCGGTACCTCGTATGGTGAGCGCCAGGGGGAGCGCTTCGTCAAGTCCGAGCAGATCAAGGAGTCCTTCCTCAATTCGCCGGAGTACGAGGAGCTCTTCGATCAGCTCATGGACAACCCAAGTCTCGTCCGTGAGTTCTACAACGGTATTCTGCCTGAGAAGATCATGAAGCAGGTGCAGCAGGATCCCAAGTACAAGGAGCTCGACTCTAAGCTTAAGGAGACGGAGCTCAAGAACCTCTGATTCATATTTGGGGGCCCTGGAGAAATCTGGGGCCCCCACTTCCTCGAAAGGAGCCACCTTGGCTAATGCACCAATCCGTCCGAACCTCCCATCCAACAGCAAGCTCCCTGAGCGCAAGAAGGTTGAGCAGGTCACCACTGCCACCGTCACCAAGAAGAAGTCTAGCTTCGGGACGAAGGCCGTATCTGCTTTCGTCGGAGAGGATATTCACAATGTCGGCGAGTATCTACTTTACGATGTTACGATCCCTGCTATCAAGAACACACTCTCGGATCTGGTCAGCCAGGGCATCGAACGTCTCCTCTTCGGAGAGTCTTCTCCTCGAGCTCGCAGCTCGTCCGGGGGGTCCCGTGTCTCATACGGATCATATTCTCGACCAGGCTCAGCACCAGGCAATCGCCGAGACGCTTCTCCTCGTACACGTCGATACCATGATTTCTCAGAAATCGAGCTCGAGTCCCGAGATGAAGCTTATCTCGTTATCGACCGACTTGGCGACATCATCGAGGAGTACGGTCTTGCCACCGTCGCCGACCTCTACGATCTCTGCGGTATCACTACCGAATACACTGACGAGAACTGGGGCTGGACTTCGGCCCGGTACATGTCGGTGATCCGTAGCCGTCGTGGCTACATGCTTCAGCTCCCGAAACCTGACCACATCAATGCACGATGAATCCTCAGCAAGTGCGGCTTGAGCTTATCGCCGCCTATCCATTCTCAGACAAGTGGCGTCGCCGTGTTGAACGCATGGAAGACGACCAGGCAATCGCCATCTATCTTCGACTCAAGGAAGCAGGACGTATCAAATGAATCTCGGAATCGTTACCCGTCTCGCCGGACGCGCTGGACTGGTTCTCAGCAAGCACGCCCCCACCATTCTGACCGCCGCTGGTACTGTGGGTTTTATCGGGACCACAGTTCTCGCCTCCAAGGCAACCCTCAAGGTTGAGGAGACCCTCGCTGAGGAGACCGCCCTTCTCGTCAAGGTCCACGAGGCCCACGAAGACGGCAAGCTCACTGACAAGGACGCCACTCGGGACAAGGTCATTCTCTACACCCGAATGACCACCAAGCTCGCTAAGCTGTACGCTCCTGCGCTTATCCTTGGTACCGCATCCATCGTATCCCTGGCTACTGGCCATGGGATTATGCTTAAGCGCAATGCCTCTCTCGCTGCAGCGTACGCCGCTGTTGACCAGGCCTTCAAGACCTACAAGAAGAAGGTCGAGTCTAAGTTCGGTAAGGACGCGGTTCTGGATGCGATCGTGTCTGTCGCCGACGAGGACCTCACCAAGGACGAGATGACTCTCGAGGCCATCTCTGCTGTCGACGGAGTCTCGCCCTACGGCGTTATCTTCGACGACGAGAACGTGAACTGGTCTGCTGACGAGGACCTAGCCATGCTCCACCTCAAGTGCCAGCAGCAGTACGCGAATGATATTCTTCAGACTCGTGGACACATCTTCCTTAATGAAGTGTACAAGATGTTGGGTTTTCCCCACACTCCCGCTGGTGCTGTGACCGGATGGGTCAAGGGGAATGGCGATGACTTCGTCGACTTCAACATCTTCGAGGGCACCTTCGAGGGTGAGGACAAGAACGGCCGTACCGTCACCAAGTGGGCGCTGGACTTCAACGTCGACGGCGTGATGTACGACAAGATCTGAGGTGCCATGTTCGAGAAGATCGCATATTTCGCAGCCGGAGCTGTCACTGGCGGCCTTGGCGTATATTTCGTTCTTGCTCGCAAGTTCGAGCAGGACTTCCAAGAAGCTACAATCGAGATCAACAAGGAGCTTGCAGACATTGTTGAAGCGAAGCACAAAGAGCGAGTGGGAGATGGCACTGATCCAGAGGATCGCGAATCCGATCCTGAGCCGGTGGTACCGAGCGCTGCTGTGGACTACTCTCCGACTCCTGTGGAAGATCCCGACCAGGAGGAAGTAACCAAGCGTACGATGGATCGACAGCACTTCGAGGCCTACCAGATCACCGAAGAGGAGTATCGGGCTAAGGGTCATCAGGAGCATGTCGAGCTCACGTACTATATGGAGGACGATGTCTTCGCTGACAACCGGGGCGTTCCTATGCAGGATACGTCCTGGTTTGACAACATCATCAGCGGTGTGTCTGCCTCCGATTCAATCATCTACGTCCGAAGCATGAGCCGCCACGCGGACTTCGAGATCACTCTTCTCGACGATTCCTACGAGCACTCGGTTCTCGGGGTTGAGTATTACGAGGACTAACAGTGATCGAGGCAGCACCGGATAACTCATATTTCGAGTGGCTTGTGGATCGAACCGGGGATACTCGTAAGGCTGAGTGTCCCGAGGAATCTTTCATGAGCCTGCTCGAGATCATGCACCAGACGCCGTTCCGGGTGACGATCCAGAACGACATCAACCGTGCACAGGATGGTATTGACCTACGTAGGGCGTTTGTTCGAGAGAACAACGACGTGTCCTACGTCTGGCTTAACGAGCAGTCTTGCTCCATGCTCGAGATGTTCATCGCTTTGGCCGAGCGCATGGATATGATGCTCGAGGATGATGAAACACCATATTCTCTAGAATGGTACTTCTGGGAGATGGTGAAGAACTGTGGCCTCTACGACTATACCGATGAGGTACTGTTCAACCCCCGCCACGAGGAGGAAGTCGACTCCATCCTTGAGCGGATCAACTCGCGGGACTATACCAAGATGGGACATGGATCCATGTTCCCTCTTCGTGCGATCCCGCTTCATGGCGCACGTGATATGCGGAAGGCTGAGCTCTGGGCCCAGATGAACGCCTACGCAAACGAGAACTATATGTAAGGAGCCTCATGGATTTCTACCGAATCTGCGAGCGTACCACAAAGAGTGGAAAGGTGGAAATCTACCCTGAGTTCCTCGTCGGTAGGTCGAGGGATATTCTCATTCAGGGACGAGACTTCCAGGCAATCTGGGATGAAGAGAAGGGGCTCTGGTCTACAGACGAGTTTGACGTCGCTACGTTTGTAGACCGGTCCCTCTTCGAGCACCAGAAGAACCACAAGGGTCAGATCGAGACCGTTGTGAAAACTATGTCCAACTACAACACTGGACTATGGACCAGCTTCCAGACTTGGAAGTCCAGGATCCCTGACAATGGCCAGGAGCTTAACAGCAAGCTTATATTTGCAGACAGTACTCCTAGAAAGGAAGACTATGCCACTGCAAGGCTGCCATACTCTCTCGAGGAGGGCGAACCGGTCGCTTGGGGATCTCTCGTTGGAACTCTATATGATGAGGATGCTCGACGAAAGCTTGAGTGGCTCATCGGCTCCATCGTGGCTGGCGACTCTAAGAGGATTCAGAAGTTTGCCGTCCTATATGGTCCCCCGGGATCGGGAAAGTCAACGATCCTCAATATTCTGGAGCTTCTATTCCAAGGCTATACAACTACATTCGATGCAGGGGCTCTTGGATCCAAGTCAGATCAGTTTGCGACCAGCTCTCTCGGCAAGAGTTCGCTCGTGGCCATCGACCAAGATGGAGACCTCTCTCGGATCGAGACTAATGGCCTGCTTAACAGTATTGTTGCCCACGAGACGATCCTGATCAACGAGAAGGGTGTGAAGCGCTACCCCAAGCGAATCAACGCCCTCCTCTTCATTGGCACGAACAAGCCAGTCAAGATCACAGACTCTAAGTCTGGTATTATCCGTCGATTGATTGACATCTCCCCCACCGGACAAACCGTGGGGGCTGACGAGTATCAGACACTGATGACGCAGATCCGTGACGAGCTTGGTAGGATCGCTAATCACTGTCTTGGGGTTTATAGGAGTCTTGGAAAGCACTACTACGACGCTTATAAGCCACAGGACATGATGATGAAGACCAATGTGCTCTACAACTTTGTTGAGGAGAACTACCTCCTCTTCAAGGAAGAGAAGTACGTTAGTCTCACCATGGCATACAAGATGTATAAGGAGTACTGTAATGAGAGTAATATCCCGTACCCGAAGAGCCGATACATCTTCCGCGAAGAGCTCAAAGATTACTTTGACGAGTTTCATTCACGTGTACAGCATGACGGCAATAGACTACGCAGTGTCTATTCCGGCTTCAGGGATTACTTACTGGATCCTGCCGAACTCGAGGCTTCTCCAGAGGAGCCATATTCACTGGCCCTCGACTACTCCGAGTCCCTTCTCGACGACGTTCTGGCGGACTGTCCAGCCCAAAGAGCCGGAGACCATGGGACTCCGCAGTTCCGATGGGCAAACGTTCGAACCACTCTTCGTGAGATAGATACTCATGAAGTCCACTACGTCAAAGTCCCAGAGAACCACATCGTCATCGACTTTGATATCAAGACGGACGGTAGGAAGGACCTTAATCGAAACCTACAGGCCGCCTCGGAATGGCCCCCTACCTACGCCGAGACCAGCCAAGGTGGTAATGGAGTTCACCTCCACTATATCTACGATGGAGACCCTTCCGAACTGGCTAGGCTCTACGACGAAGACATTGAGATCAAGGTCTTCACAGGTGATTCCTCTCTAAGGAGAAAGGTCACTCATTGCAACAACATCCCGGTGGCTAATATTTCGGAAGGGCTACCGTTTAAGGAGAAGAAAGTGATCAACAAGACCACCATGGCCAACGAGAAGAAGGTCCGGGAGCTTATTGAACGCAACCTTCGGAAGGAGATCCACCCCTCAACTAAGCCCTCGGTCGACTTCATCGCCAAGATCCTCCGTGACGCCAAGGACCAGGGGATGGTGTATGACGTCAAGGACCTGAAGCCTCGTGTGCTGGCATTCGCTATGAACTCGACGCATCAGTCCGAGGCGGCAATCAAGACCGTGATGGAGATGCCGTTCACCAATGAGGATCCCGAGGAGAAGACCGTGGGATTCCCGACTGGTGAGCTGGTCTTCTTCGACTGTGAGGTATTTCCGAACCTGTTCCTCGTGAACTGGAAGGTGAAGGGTAATCCTACCGTGCATCGGATGATTAACCCCACCCCCGAAGAGATCGAGGCCCTCTGTGAGATGCGGCTTGTCGGCTTCAACTGCCGTAAGTACGACAACCATATTCTCTACGCTCGTACGCTGGGATTCACCAACGCCAAGCTGTACGACTTGAGTAAGAGGATCATTGAGAACAGCGTGACTGCTGGGTTCGTTGAGGCGTACAACCTGTCCTACACCGATGTGTACGACTTCGCAGCCACCAAGATGTCTCTTAAGAAGTGGGAGATCGAGCTTGGTCTGCACCACCAGGAGCTTGGTATTCCTTGGGACGAGAACGTTCCTGAGGATCGTTGGGAGGAAGTTGCATCTTACTGTGACAATGATGTTATCGCCACCGAGGCGGTATTCGATCATCTCCATGCGGACTGGCAGGCCCGCCTTATGCTTGCCGAGTTGTCTGGTCTGACTCCTAACGACACGACAAACAAGCACAGTCAGTTCATCATCTTCGGAAAGAACAGGAACCCCCAGAGTGAGTTCGTATACACCGATCTCAGTGAGCAATTCCCTGGCTATCAGTACGCTTTCGGCAAGTCTACCTATCGTGGGGAGGAGGTCGGTGAGGGCGGATACGTCTACTCCGAGCCAGGAATCTACGTCGACGTCGCACTTCTCGACGTTGCGAGCATGCATCCCACTTCAATCGAGTGTCTCAACCTCTTCGGAGACCGATACACTCAGCGTTTCAGCGAGATCAAGCAAGCCCGAGTAGCCATCAAGCACCATGATGATGCAACTGCCCGAACACTGCTCGATGGGGCCCTGGCCCCCTTCTTGGAGGAAGGTGTCGATTACGAGGCCCTGGCCTTCGCACTCAAGATCGTAATCAACTCCGTGTACGGCCTCACTGCTGCAAAGTTTACCAATCCTTTCAAGGACCCGCGGAACGTGGACAATATTGTTGCAAAGAGAGGCGCGCTCTTTATGGTAGACCTCAAGCACTTTGTCCAGGAGCAGGGCTTCGACGTTGCACACATCAAGACCGACTCGATCAAGATCCCGAGGGCCACTCCCGAGATCATCGAGAAGGTCATGGAGTTCGGTAAGAAGTACGGCTACACCTTCGAGCACGAGGCTACTTACGACCGTATGTGTCTCGTGAACAAGGCCGTCTATGTCGACTATGAGGATGGGAAATGGAGCGCCACCGGTGCCCAGTTCCAGCACCCCTACGTCTTCAAGGAGCTCTTCTCGAAGGAGGAGCTGGATATTCGGGACGTGGCGGAGACCAAGAGCGTTACCACCGCTCTATACCTGAACAACGGAACAGAAGAGAACCCTGAGATGGAGTTCGTCGGTAAGACCGGCGCCTTCGTCCCCGTAAACCGTGGAGGCGGGATCCTTCTCCGCGAGAAAGATGGCAACTACCATGCCGCATCAGGCAGTACCGGTTACAGGTGGGTACAGTTCGAGTCCTTCAAGGAAGCCCACGCAGACGACTGGAAGGAGTACGTCGCTTGGGACTACTTCGAAGGTCTTGCTGACGCTGCAAAGGCTGCGGTGGGAGACTTCGGGGACTTCGAGGCCTTCACCCTTGGAGCTTGAGCCATATATCTGGAACGGAGACGATGATGGCTGATCTGATCAACAGCTGGCTTCCTTACCAGGAGCTCTCTATCGAGAAGGACCGGGATCCCGTTCTTGATGATGAGATCATCTATGGGAACAACGTCAAGCACTTCACCTTGACTGTATATTCTCCTGAGGGGCGAGTCAATAAGTACTGGAACACCCGTATCCTCAAGGACCAGGTGGGTTACTGTCGAATCGCCTGCCCTCGAGAGAAGAAGATCCTGTGCTTCAACTGGCTGAACTGGACCGCATACATGTTCTCCCATGACGGGTTGAACGAGTTGGTCTTCATGCCTGACTCGAGGCGTAGGACTGTCTCTCAGCTTTCGTTTGATCATGTACCCATGAAGGAGGTGAAGTGATATGTGTGGACATTGGATTATCGTCCGCGGGCCTTTCTGGCAGCGGCACTGGATGTTTGTGCAGGATGCCGGATGCTTCCGTCATAACTACACCTGATGTGTAAAAGCCCCCGGGTCTGTAAAAGGGCCCGGGGGTCCGCGTCAGAAACTAAGGGTATTATGAGACCCCTCTACTCGAAAGGAAATCCTCATGCTGCCCGTTGCCAAGATTATCATCTCCGGACTCTCCTCCATTGGAGCTGGTATGATTGCCAGCAAGCTTACCAAGCCCCTGGTTTCGAACGCAAATGGAATCGCTAAGATTCTGCTTTGGTTCGGATCCGTGGGCACTGGTGTTGCTGCTAGTGCAATCGTTGCCCGCGAAGTGGAGCTGCAGTTCGATGCGACCGTCAAGGCCGTACAGGAAGCTCGAGACCACGTCGAGATCGAAGACTGATCTCTAACCCTATATCCCGAACCTGGGATATAGGTCTTTCTGAAAGGAGCGCACATGCCAGGAAAGATTGTCGCCCACGATACCCATCTTCGGATCGATACCGAGTTCATTGAGCTCAAGGACTGCTTCGAGGCATTCCGTCGAGGGGTCGAGTATCGTGAGAAGAACGACTTTGAGGATATTCTCGTCATCTGTAACGCCCCCGACATCATTGAGTACCAGCTCAAGAACGGGGACAGCTTCATCGTCACCTATGATCCTATCCATCGGATCATAGTGATGCGGGTGTTCCTCCATGACGAGGACATCACCATCAAGCCCATCTATATTTACAACAACCGTGAGTACCAGATCGCCTGCGAGTTCCTCAGGCAGGTAATGCACGACAAGATCGATCTCAAGAAGGAGTGGCTTGCATGAGCCAGCGAGACAAGAGCGTCATTGACTACTTCACCCCAGACGGTCAGCTTCGTGAGGAGGCTGGTGAGTTCGAGGGACTGGACCTGGAGCCCTTCATCGACAAGCGGTCCAAGGCCACCCCGGCATTCTCCAGCGCACTCATGGGCGTGATGCAGTTCGACCTCGAGAACGATGTTGAGGTCAGCTTCTACCGCCAGCCTAACTGCGTCTTCGGGGAGATCTCGTACCCGAACGGCATCAAGACCATCCTCTTCAAGTGCCGACAGCGCAAGAACCTCACAGGGTTCATCCGTAAGGTCCTGGAGATCGGATCCTGGGACACATCTCGCGTTCACACCGACTTCCGTATTCACGCTGACTTCTAAGGAGCACACAATGGCACGACCCAAGAACATCACCATCGAGAACGCCCGTATATTCTTCAAGGACTTCTCCGCCTCTGGTCCTTTCGCCGGGGGTACCAAGCGCACGTTCTGTGTGGAGATCCCTGAGGACATGGTCCCTGAGCTCGAGCGGGACGACTGGAACGTGAAGACCCGGGAGTCTCGGAATGACCCGGATGCTCTCACTCACTACATCAAGGTGGAGGCCTCTTACCGGTCACGTCCTCCGAAGATTGTCTGCATCCCGAATCTGACTCGACGGAAGGTTTACATCAACGAGCAGACGATCGACTCCCTTGACTACGTCGAGATCCTGAATGTGGATCTCACGATCAACCCTTACGTCTGGGAGGCGAATGGGAACACCGGCGTGAAGGCATATTTGGGAACCATGTATGTCACGATCTCCGAGGACCCGCTTGACGCCAAGTACGATGAGGAGGTGGCTGCCTGATGCGACGCTACGGATTCTTCAACTTCCTGTTCGATGTCTTCATGGTCTCGGTGACCGGAGGATTCTGGCTCATCTGGATCTTCATCAGGGAGATGCGGCGCGGCTGATTTTATACCCCGGGGTCTTTCAAAGGGCCCCGGGGTTCCCCACTCATAGAAAGGACACACGTGGCTAGCCGACTTATCGTCAGTGCTGATGATATTCTGAAGGCGGTCAAGGAATCGGAGGAGTTCGAGAAGAAGGCCCTCTCTGAAGCTCGTAAGCGAGATCGAGCTGAGGGCAAGGAACCTCGAGAGACTCTGTATCCAAACCCGGATCTTAAGCCTGGTCGAGAGATCGTCCTGGACTACATCAAGAACCCGGAGCGTCGTCGTACGCCACGGTGTTCCGTTCATCTTGAGAAGCGGACTGCGAACAACAGCTATCGCTTCATTGTTGACGTCTCTCAGGTCCGAAACCGAGAACTTGCGGATGAGATTGAGAAGGATCTCTTCGCATTCATGGACTACCTTCTCGACGAGTACGACATTCCACGACGCATTAGAAAGTGAGCGAGATAATGAGCGAGATTAAGTTTGAGAAGGGCCCTGTCGAGTTTGATGAGATTGCTGCTTACGTCAGTGACCTCAGCGACACTCGGTTTGACGCGCCTTTCCCCCAGCTTCGTTTCAAGGGGCGGACTCTTTTTATCACGGATGTCCTTCCAAGATTCAAGGGTAAGCGTCGACTTGTCACGATGACCATAAGCGGTAAGAAGAAGCTGTTTGATGTCTCAGAGCCGCTATTCTTCGATGGTAAGAAGTTCAACTTCCAGAACGAGTACGTCGAGATGACTTGGAAGGAGTACAAGAAGTACTGGGCCGACCAGCGTGGTGCTCGTCCAGACGTTATTCACTGGTGCGAAGAGCCGTGGATTGTCTACTCCTTCACCAAGATCATTGGAGATGACAGTCTGTATGTCGTAATCGGACGCAAACCCAGCGAACGCGTCACTCTGCAGTTTGACAAGGATACTATTATTACTCGGGCTGCGAATGAGGTGGGTACAGGTGCTACCTGGACTGTGACCGGTGCCCAGATCATTGCTAATGGAAAGAAGTGGGACTGATCGTGAAATTGACCCCATCCGGATTTTATGAGTCCCCTCGAGTTATCAAAGGGGAGTACTTCTTGGCATACATCAAAGAGATTCTCGATTGTGGTGAAGAGCTGTTTGTGCAGTTCGGACCGAACCAAGACTCAAGGAAGGTATTGTCGTATACTCGTTTATACGATTCCCAAACTCCTAACGCAGTATTTCTCGAGATTGAGGGTTCTCTTTACAGCTGGACCATTATCGAGGATATCGCAAAATTCGAATTCGTACAGTACCGACCCCAGACAGCATGGAAGGCGATTCACATGGGAAACACTAAGCGGTTCAGCGTCAGCGACTTCGACGAGCTGTATATCAACCAGACATTCCGAAAGATGACCCCGGTCATTTTCCTGCATGAGGGGAGGTTCTGGCACGTTATGGGTCTCGAGCTGGCTGCTTCTAACGAGGCGGAGTGGTTCATCTACCTCAAGCGGCAGGAGTCGGACTTCATGACCCGGGTTCCCTTCACCCGAGACCAGAAGTTCATCTTCAACCCTCTATCCAACTCCTGGAGCCTCGACGATCCGACGGTGGAGATCACTGACCTCGAGCAGATCAAGAAGGCCCTTAAGTCGGACGAGGTATCCGAGGTTATTGTCTCGGGCGTTCCGATGCGGCTTATCCGGGTTCAGGAGATCGCCAAGGGGGTCCTCTTCTTCGTCTTCCTCGACACGGCTGAGAAGCGCAGGTACTACTACGCTCGTCGTACGACCAAGCTCCGCATCGTCACGAATATGGAGAACGGGAACAAGGAGTATCTCCTGGACCACATCAAGGCTATGCACATTGACTGAGCGCTGGCGAAGTTTACCCCACCCCTACTCAAGGTATGAGGCATCTGATCTCGGTCGGGTGCGGAATATCTCGAGTGGGCGAGTTCTTCGGACCCAGAAGTGCTCAGACGGGGCTCCCGGGTTCTCTTTGTATCGCGATGACTCAGGTAAGCAGACCATGGTTCGCTGTGGTGTGACTATCTGGCGTGCATTCCATGGGGAGCCCGGGAGGGGGCACTATGTCATCCACTTGAATGGTGACATGGCTAACGCCCGTCTCGAGAACCTGGATCTCGTGTCGTACTCGGCGTACCGGCAGGCCTGGTATGAGGAGTACAATGCTCGGATGGATGCTATCTATGATGAGACCGTATCCGAGTTCGATGACTATATTTTCGGCTCATGCACGGAGTCGGAGGCGGATAGAAAGGTTCGCTTTGGCGACTGAGCAGTGGGTGACTATCAAGCACCCCTTCGAGAAGTACGAGGTCTCAGATCTCGGACGGGTTCGGAATAAGCGGACTGGTCGTTTTCTGAGACCCACCCTCGACAAGCAGACATGGTTCTATCGGATGTATCCGGTAGGTGGCAAGAAGCAGCTCAAGCGCTCAGCTGGGGTTCTTGTGTGGAATGCGTTTGTCGGATGGATTCCGGATGGCTACTTTGTCCAGTACAAGGACAGAAACCGACGAAACTTCACACCGGAGAACCTTTACCTCAAGAGCAACTCCGAGTTCCGTAAGGAGGAGTACGCCGAGGGTCGAGCGGGGTTCATGCTTGAGGAGTATGAGTCGGCATTCGACGAGTGGATCTTCGGATCCTGTCTCGAAAGGAGAACTCACTAGCCATGACAGTTACGTATCGTCCTGAGCAGATCCAGGCGGTGCGTCAACTGCAGAACGGCAGCATCTTGGCGGGTGGCGTTGGTTCGGGGAAGACCCTGACTAGCCTGGCGTGGTACCTCACGTCGGTTTGTAACGCCGCCTCGTTCAAAGAAGGGGGGTCCTTGGCTAAGAAGAAGGTCAAGGGCTCCCCTACGCTGTATGTCATCACAACCGCTAAGAAGCGGGACTCCCTTGAGTGGGAGGAAGAAGCTGCGCGTCTCGGTCTGAGTACAGATCCCGCATGTAGTTTCACTGGTTCATCCATTGTGGTGGACTCGTGGAACAACATCGGGAAGTACTCGGATCGAGAACACGCGGTATTCTTTTTTGATGAACAGCGTGCTTCCGGCAGTGGGCGCTGGGTCAAGGAGTTCTTGAAGATCACAAAGAAGAACACCTGGCTTCTGCTCTCAGCCACCCCTGGAGATGTCTGGATGGACTACCTCCCGGTATTCATGGCTCACGGTTTCTTCAGGACTCGTACGGAGTTCATGGAGGATCACGTCATATTTGATCGCTTCGCAAAATACCCCAAGGTCAAACGATACATAGGGGAGGCGAAGCTGCAGCGCTTGCGCCGGAGTATCCTTGTGGAGATGCCGGTGGAGCGACACACTACTCGTGAGAGGGAGACTATCTACTGCGACTACGACCGTGACTTGTATAGGTGGGTCGTGAAGAACAGGATGGATCCCTGGACAGAAGAACCCCTTAAAGATGCAGGTGGGGTCTGCAGAATCTTGAGAAAGGTGGTCAGTGATAATGACTGGCGTTCAGCAGAAGCCAAGCGCATACTCTCAAGCCATGAGAGAGTTATCGTATTCTACAACTACAACTATGAACTCGATCGAATCCTTGCAGTTGCGGAGAGCCTTGGACTGCCTACAGCGCAATGGAATGGACATCGGCACGATGCTATTCCAGGAGGAGATCGATGGATCTATATCTGTCAGTACACCTCGGCAGCAGAGGGATGGAACTGTACTAGTACCGATACGGTTCTCTTCTGGTCCCTCAACTATTCCTGGCGAGTGACGGAGCAGTGTGAGGGTCGAATCGACCGATTGAACACCCCATATTCTCGGTTGAGGTACTACTTTCTCGAGTCGAAATCGTCGATTGATGAGGCTGTTCGGCGGTCATTGAACTCGAAGAGGGTGTTCAACGAGAGGGCATTCGTCGGTTAGAATACGTGTGACGGTGGGTCGGGATAGTGGTCACTTTGTATTTGGTGGCCATTTTTCCGTCCAACTGGCCATTTTTGTATGTTACAGAGGTGACAGATGTTACTCATCACACGTATTGTGGACAAAAAAGTGGACACTTAGGTGTCACACGTATTGTGGACTTTTCCTTGGAATTGCAACGAAAGGTCGCAAAGTGGCCATTTTTAGTAAAATATATATATTGATTGATTGATTGATTTTTTAATATATATATAAGTATAGGGTTTTTTTTTGTCCACCCTCATCCAAGGATATCCCTTCCACTACAATACGTGTGACACCCCTTGTCGCAATCTACGCATATAATGATAAGAAGGATAGAAACAAGCCTATCCCTTCTTATAGGCTTACCCAGAGGAGCACACCATGCGTGAGTCACAATTCCAAGCACAGCTCATCAAGAAGCTGAACAAGATGCTGCCGGGGATCATTATTCTGAAAAATGACCCCAACTACATTCAAGGCATACCCGATCTGATTCTTCTCTATAAGAATCGTTGGGCAGCCCTGGAGGTGAAGCGAGGCGCCATTGCCTCAGTCCGTCCGAACCAGGCACACTATGTTCGGACCATGCATGCGATGTCGTATGCCGCATTCATCTACCCTGAGAACGAGAGCGAGATCCTCAGTGAAGTTCAACAATCACTCACAGCTTAGTGGGGCCCACGCATTCCTTTCCGCCAGTAAGTATCACTGGCTCAACTACTCTCCCGACAAACTGATCGAGACCTTCCGAACCGCCCAGGCTGCTGCAAAGGGTACCCGTCTTCACGAGCTCGCCGCTGAGCACATTCGGTTGAAGATGCGCATGCCTCGAAACAAGGTGACATTCAACAACTATGTTAACGATGCTATTGGGTTTCGGATGGAGCCGGAGCAAGTCCTGTTTTACT